TGTTCGTCGAGTAACTTTTGCTTTTCAGCGTCAAGTTCTTCTTCTTTTAACTTTAAAGCATCGTCATACTTTCCCTTGCTTAATAAGTCCTCAGTGGCTTTGGCCTTTTTATCTGCCTCAAAAGCGTCAACTTTTTTTTGCAAGTCCTCATTCTTGGTTTGTAGGCCTTTCTTTTCACCTAAAACTTTTAAATGCGTACTATGCAAAACAGTGTCTTCGCTTTTGCCTGTTGGTTCCTTCGGCGTCCCACTGGGATCGGGAGAAGGGTCCCCACTGGAGACATTACCCGGTTCACTCATATATAACCTCCGTTAAATAATTTTTGTCAATCGCTTAATCAAAATCTCTAAACCAATATCTTGTATGAATATTTCTAACTGCTTAATTTCATTATTAGAAAGATTCAAAAACTCTCTGCCTTGCTCTGTGACAAATTGTGCAATCTGGGCGTTGGTCATGCCGTCGCTTCTGGTTCCTGTTGGTTCCACGACTCCGGACCCGATTCCTGTTACTTTGCCACGCAATGAAGCTAACATTTGAAAAGAGAGAGTCAAATTAGATTTACTCGGCGTTGTTCTGTCGCTTAAAGAAATTCTACTTTTGAATCCTGCACTGGTTTTCACGCGCCTAACGCGCCCTAACTTATCTGTGTAAAAAACTACCTTTCCGGCACGTTGATCTTTATAAGATTCACTTAGTGGCTTTAATTTCACACGGCTTGCGCCATTACTCGGAACACCAAAGCCCAAAAGAGTTCGACGACGAACAATAGTTGTCGCTTCGTCCAAAATCTTTTGCATATTATTTTTACTCAGCAGTTCTTTGGTGGCTTTATTTACTTCCGCCCGAATCTCCGCCATTATTTTTGCGTGTGCCAGAAATTTCTCCCGTTAAAACTAATTCTTCAAATATTGCTTCACCAACTAAAAATATAAGTATGTTTTTTGGAATTTGTGTTATTTTAATTCCTTCAGTAACCCCACGTCTTAATCTTCCAAATAATCCGCCACGCTCTAAGTCCACAATTATTTTAATTTCTTGTTTTGTAAGACCCATAAAGTCGCGGGCCTTTTTTGGGTTTGGATCACCTCCATAAGATCCTAAAATATTTCCTTCGGCTCTATCGTTTTCGGGCGTGTTGTTTTCAAATCCGTGAATTAATTGCCCCTTGCTATGAGAAATAACTTTATGAGCTGCTATCATGTCGCCTGACAATTTTAAATTAACTTTGCTTGCTTGCTTGCCCGCATTTTTAAAGTCAAGGCTTTGCACATAGGCTTTTGAATAGCCTGGGAATTTTTTATTACCTTTACCTTCCCCGGCTGCTGTTCTTTTCTGAATATACTTCAGAAGTTCTTTGCCGACACCCACCCTTTCTTTTGAGGTTAGGTCATCAGGTAAATCAATTTTATTCCTGACCCACTTTGCTGCCATCATCATCCTCTATAGTGACTGTTCTATCTGCTTCAATCTCTGCCATTAATTCTACAATTTCTTCTTCCAACATATCGGGATTAAGTCTTTCAATCGCACGCTTTCTAGTTGTGAATGCTTCCTTAACTTCTCTAGCCTGTTCTTCAATCACTTCTTTTCTTTTTATGTTTGGTCTTTGCTCTTGGAATTGTACATCTACTTCAACATTGCTCGAAAACGCAGTAGTTAAATCTACCGTTTTATTTCTAGCCCAATGTGGATGAAAATTATTAGCTATTTTAAACCAAAATTCCTCTTCAGCATCTTCAAAAAATGGCACTTGCTTTTGACGATCTTCACTTGTGTCCATTTCATCAACCATTTTAGAAATTCCACTAGCGAAATTCTGTGTAGTTATTTGCGCAACATCTCCAGGCTTAATGTTTCTTGACTGTAACCAAAATCCTAACTGAAATCGAATCAATTCTAAAACACCCGTAATATCTAATTCAGGTTTTAATGTTCCTATCTGTGGCTTAGAGTCCCCGCTCCCCGTCTTATCACTTTTAAATCTCCAAAAAGCATTCGGAGAATAACGTAAATTCTCGTCGTTTAAGTCAATACCATAAATTATAGAGAATGCCTGAAACATAGCTCCAAAGTTAAGATCCGATATTAAAACGGGAAATAATTTAGTCATTTGCAACGTGTCTGTATCGATTAATGGAATAAGTTTATTCTTGGATCTATTAACATAAACCCCGGGGATTGTTCCAAATGGGTTTTTTCCGTCTTGTTTGAGTCTGGCCATTTCATCTCTTAAAATTGCACCTTCAGTATTAATAATTAAAAATTCTTCATCGGTATACAAAAACAATATACCAACTTGAATCACTTCCCCCTTGTTACCAACCTTCATTTCTCCGGTTCCCATAAATTTAACTAAATGAGTGACACGAAGTGGATTAATTATATCGCTAGAGAAAACCATAAATTGACTTGATGGAATAATCCTAATTTTAGGCTTTCCCTTTTCGAGCAGTGGCTCAATAAAAGTATTTTTAAATAAATTAAAAAACTCATTACCACAATTAAATGTTACATTGGGCCTCATATGTTTAAAATAAAAATCATAAAGTTTTTTATCATTGTCAGTCCCGTTAATAACTCTCTTTGGCGGGTTGACATAAATCTTTGACAATTTATCTATCATTCTTATTAAAACATTTATCGGGGCCACCCTATCTCTAATTATCTGAAAGCTATTCGGGCTAAGTTGTCTTTGCAAATCGAACAAGACATGAGTCATCAGGTCCCCTTCAAATATTTCAAATAGAGTCGCATTGTGCAACCTTGTGGACTCAAATATATTTACATGCTTTAAAATTGGTTTAATATCATCTTGTAAGCTCATAATAACACCGTTCCTTGTTCCTGTGAGTCCAGGCCGTCAATTACGGTAACTACACCGTAACCCGCAGCCGTTGTTATGTGTTGATAGTATTTTGAATCATCTTCAATGTATGCTCCACCTTTTTTTAATTTTGTCAACTTACATCCCTCATGCAAAGTTTTCGCCCCAACATAAACATAAAACCTAACTTGTTTCCAAACATTTAGCATTAGCCCGTTCATTAAATTGTGTCGTCGCCTAATTGCAGGATTTCTCTTTGGAACCATTATTTTAAATCTCACCGGGCGACCACTTTTTGTTTTATGATAAGTTAAAAACAATTTTATTATTTCGTAATCGTTGCTTTTATTTCTTGTGTCGTTGTGATGTCCGTAAGCATCACCGTTTATAATATAAAGTGAATTATGATCTAGTAGCCCCCGGTTGGCCATGTCTTCCATGATATCTTCAGTGCGTGCGCCTTGAATTACTGCCTCATTAAAAAAATGAAATGTGTTACCGAATACTTGAAAAAACACACATGACATCGGTTTACCTTCGCCAATGTTCTGGTCAAAGGAGATATGAATCGGATAGGCTTCTTTAACTTTATAATCTCTCTGAAGATAATTTCTTTCTGTGCTGTAATTGTAATAAATGTTTTCTTTACCAATTGATACCCATTTACCATAGAGCATTCGCTGTGCCATCAGTGGATCAAGATTGCTTTCTAGGAATTTAATGTATGATGGGTCTAAAAATTTGTTCTCAGCAGTGAGAGAATAATAGACGTGTATGTTTGGGTCTGTGCTTTCAATAAATTTCTTATAAGCCCAATGTTCTGGGTCGTCCGGATTCGTTGCACTTATAACAAACTTCTCTTTAGTGTGTCGCGATCGTCCACATCTCATTAATATAGCGTCGTAGAATTCCTTATCATCGTTTTCCGTTAATTCTTCTATTCCGAACGCAGAAAACGGATGTGATCTAAACTTTTTATATTTCTTATCGTGCCAGGAGAAGCAACGGAACTCTGATTTGTTTGGGAATCTTATTGTCCCAGTGGCTTTGTTGTGGTCATAGTCTAATACTTCGCCCGGCTCTCCCATGTGATCTAGAACCATTTTTAAAATGGTATCTTTAAGATCCGGCATTGTTAAACGCCCAAGTCCAACAACTGTATTAGGATTTTCAATTGCATGAGTTGTCAATACATGACCCATTAATAACGACTTACCAGAGCCGACTGAACCACTTAATAATAGCTGTTGAACGCCTTGCGAATAATCAAAGTTATTTCTTATATCTTCAATAACCGGATAGTGGAAGCCAACATCGTGGGGATCATATTCCGTTAATAACGGAACTTCACCCGCGCCAGGATTGGCTTCCACTTCTGGTAATGCAAGAGCGGCGTTACCGTCTAGCATCGCAATATTTCACTGTGTGTTGTTTTAAACATTTTATTTCAGCATTATTCACCCCCATTTGATGGCTTGATGTTGCACATATGAACATTGTTGCAAATATAAATATTAACATTTATTTCTCCTTCGTTAGTTTTTCGATAGCCTCTTTAGCCTTATCGCATTTAAACTCTTTACAAAATTCTTTTGCTTCTTCTATGGTCATTCCTTTGTCCATAGCCTTATTAAAAAATTCGGTCCATGTTGGTCCTGCTACATACATTTATTCCTCCGTTGTTTAGTTTTTAAAATACATATACATAATTAAACCAAATGCCCAAATCATTATAAAGGGCCAAAGAAAGGCCCAAACTGTTCCTTCAATAACATTTGTGTTTTTTTCTGTTACAAACACAATAAAAAAAGTAACCAAACCTAAGATGTAAATTGTAAGTAAACTTATTTGCCACCATTCCATTATGCCCCCCTCTCCTTAGTTGGCCGAATCCCCACCAACCTAAGTGAGAACTCAAGAAATTTAAAAAACTTAATCTTATCTAAAATAGGATTCATCCAATTGGTCATTGGACACCAGCGGATCGTTGTGTCTTCTTTTTTAATCCGGGCCATATAACCATTATGATGTTTAACATGATGATCGTGTGAAATGAAAATTCCAAATCCCTGAAGGGCGCTTATAATAAAATTATGTTTTACGTTTGGCATGTGAGCAAATCTATGGACTAAATTAGCAAATGAAGCGAACAACAAAGTGAGCCAAATAATAGTTGGTGTCCCTATTAAAAACAAAAACAAAACAAGTGGCCAAGCTATATAGACTGTGGTGTCCAGGTTTTCCCAGAGCGTGAGCTTGGACATAAAGCCAGGATCTTGATGGTGTAAGTCATTATCTTTAGAGATCCTATTAATAAAACTAAATCTAGACTTGCCATCCAAATATTGATCTTCCCACCAATGGACAATCCCTGCGAGTATGTCAGCTAAGAACCATGCGGCTACTACAGTCATGAATTACCCCCAGCACAAAGAAGTGAACAAATATAAACACCTTCATTACAAACCTTCTCAGTATTTGCGCAAGTTAAAATCCAAACTGCAACCAAAAGCAAAGTGATCATTATTAATTCCAAAGAAAGTCTCATTTACTTTGACCTCAATGCTAAATTAGCCATTCGTTGAGTTAGTAATTCGTGTGCGTCGCTTATGTCGCACATTGCATGACTGATCCCTCTTGTGAGGTCCTTGGCCATATTAAATAACACTTGTGTATGACAGTGGGCCAATTCGTGCGCTATTGTGTCGGCCCTTAGCTTTTGTATTTTTCTAAAAAAAGAAGGATAGATTCTCATGCTACAAGTTAAATACTCTGGTAAAATTATTGTATCTGCATAAGTTGTAACATTCACTTCGTCATCTATGTCTCGATCCATGAGATAATACTCAATATTCCATTCATCCAAATTTAAAACGCTCTGATACTTCGCAACCAAATCACCAACATATTTTATTCTTTCTCTTTTTCTCACTGGTTCCCCCTTCGTTAAAAACCAAGTTTTGGATCTATGTCCATTTTCTTTTTAATTTCTTCGTCACTCATACGCTCGATTTTTGGCTCCTCTTTTTTTGACGGCAATGAATAAGCCAATTTGATTATGTTTTTCTCGTCACCCTCCCCCGGAACACTCTTTGCATAATCAAGTAATGATTTTAAAGCTGATACCGTTTCCTTGTCACGCTCCCCACTGGACCCATGAAGCCATAATTGAGCTAAAATTTTCTCCAAGGTAATATCAGTTTTTTTAATATGGGCCGCGCGAATGTCAGAAATCATCAAAGCGACTCTTCTATTTGTTAACATGCGGCTTCCGTGCCTGTCTGCATTTTTGACAGCGTAGCCAGCATCCTCAGCCGCCTGGCGAGCATTCCCATGCTCTACGTACAATCTACAGAATTTTTGTTGTCGGCGGTTCAAGGGTCTGCCCATAAGTCAACCATATCATGGTAATAATAAACCAACGTCAAGAATGATAATAAAATGGCCCAAAACCACACGAAGGAATGGCTTTAGGCCCAAACCAATGAAATGGAACCAATTATTTCTTAGGTTTAGTTTTCTTTTTACGCTTTTTCTTCTTCCTTCGTAGTTTTTCTTCTTCTTTAACTTTTTCTCTCTCATTTTTCGTGTGACTTGGCATATTGGCCCCCTTTTGACTTAAGATCCATTTTAAATAGTTCAAAAGCAATGACGCATAGTGGGTAACAAGGTAGCATGAAAGGTAGCAGATCGTGCTACTGGACTTACAGGTTTGCGTCATAATAATTTCATGAACTTAGACCTATGACACAGTAGTAGTAACAAGGTAGCATAGATATATAATATACATGAGACACTTTTATTTTTTTTAGACTTTAGTTAGTTTTTTTAACTTTATTATTCTTCTAAGCGATTATATATCCGGAAATTTCATGCTACCCGATACCCGAAGCGCGTTAAGACTATGATATTATTGAATTAGTACACCGCGCATAGGGGTAGCTTGACGCACTTCGGGTAGTGCTACCTTGCTACCTTTTTTAGAAAATTTTATCAAATGGAATTTTTACGCACCGAACATTTTTTCCCAGGATCTTAACCTGGACATTGTTCACTGCGTCTGGAATTCTGGCCATTGATTTAGACCAGCCACCGACCCAACGTGTCGTCTTGAAAATCTTTTCAAGTTCCGGATGGCGGCAGTAAACGAACAAAAAACCATCCCGTGGGACAATTCCTAATCTTATGATTGAGTCCGTCCAGATGTCAATCCCAATATGTTCCATTTTTTTGTGATGCTGCAAGACCTCCAAAACTGACCTTTCGGCGTGGCCAGATTGAAGCTCAACCCGAATGACTTTACCCATCAAAAAATCGATACATTCAAGCTCGTCTGTCTCCTCAACTTCAACTGAATTTTCTGACAAGTCGCACATATCAATAATCGTTTCGGCCTCTTCTTTGTTACACTGACCTTCTTTCTCAAGTAGTGCAAATCCTCCCAGCAAGGTGCCATACTGCTGCGAAAACCGCTGGCTGTATCTATCGGACAGGATTCTCCAGAATAGCTCAATGTTGGCCACTAGAGCGTCTTGATTTATATAAGTGCGGCAAACCAATCTATGATAATATTCTGCATTTAATGGCTCAATGGCTTTCTTCAATTGTTGGAACTGTTCGTCACCAGATCCACGCTTAAGTTCACAAATTGTGAATCTATTTTTGTCAGCTTCATGAATTAAGTTAACGCGAATGGATGAAACTAATGCGGCGAACCTTGGAAAAAATTGAATTGCCTGGCCGGAAATAGTTCCCTTCACTACTCGCCCATGCGTCTCACTGGACGCCTGTCTAAATAACTCTAAAATAAATTGTATTCGGTTTGCGCTTTTTTCGTCATCAGTTTCAAACTCATCAAAAATAATTGGTTTGGCATTACACCCAATGGCTTGTCTGATTCCTGCCTCTGTGGTTGTGCTTTCAAAAAACTCTACATAACCTTCCATCATTCTTTGAATTATATTTTCCATGACATATGATTTACCTGCGCCCGACGGAGCAGTTAACCAAATGTGTGGACGCCATTTTAAAAGCCCACAAAAAGGAGCCACTACAAGCCACCCGGCTAAAAATTTATAAGAATCGGGCCTGGCCCACCTCAATATTGATAGGGCTTCAAGTAATTTCTGGCTTTCTTCTGTTGTAAGTGGATCTTCTATAGGCGGGTTAATGACCTTACCAATCTGGTATATTCGTCGAGTTTTGATCGAATGCATAGGTACGCGCCCACTATTAACATAAAGAGAATCGCCCAAGTTAATACACTCGTCCCAATAACCAACACCACGAACGCTTGAATCATTAAATACCCCCTTGTCTCTGCATTTAGACATTAAATCATCAACAGCCATGTCTAAGTCAAACCCATTTTTGCCAGGATACATTGTATTCCAATACTTCATTTTCATAAGATCAAAAAGAGCAGTCTTTGTATGACTTCCCCTGGCAATGGATACAATTTGTTTATTAGATGATGATGTATAGTAATAATATTCTTTATTGTGGCCCAACATTATAATATAATTCTTCACCACTTGGGCGGCATCGATTTGTCTTTTTACTTCGGGGAGTCCTTCGAGTAAATGAAGATCATTCCAATCACAATATTTATTTTTCATTTCTTTTTCTTTCTCTCCATCTTTTATGAGCCTCTAATTTGCATGTCTTACAATGTCTTGATGGATGTTTTTGATTACCATAAATCTTAGGGTCTATATATGTATTTTCTTTACTATATTCATGGCCTTTAGGGCAATGTGTTTTTGATAATTGTCTTTTAGCTGTTACTTCTCCAACGAGACCCCTTAAACAGTTTTCTTGATGAGTAACAACTTCTAAATGATCTGGGTTTATACAATTTCTTACTCTGCATAAATGATCCAATTCAAACTCAGGATATGGCGGCAAAAATCCATTTATAATTTTAAATGAAAGCCTATGAGCCTTTCCACCGCCTTTTCCATAAACTCCATAACCAAATTCATCAAGCGCTCCAGTCCAAAGCCAGCAGCCATTATCATCTTTTTTAACTTTAGCTAATAATTTATTTATCATTTTTAAACCTAGGGAAGACAACAGAGCCAAGCACTTCACTTGCTGCTTTTTCCGCTTTTTCTATTCCGATTTCATCATTGTCTCCGCAGATAACAATTGACAAGTGGCCGAATTTATTTTTAATAGCTCTTGCAACATGAATGAGGTTGCCAGCATTGAAGCAACAAACAACAGGGCTGTTAATAGATTGATAAATGGATGCTCCCGTTGAAAATCCCTCACAAAGATAAATAACGTCCACATCGCTAAAACTGAAGTCGTCACTACTATTATTGATGACATAAAAACATCCCTCCACCCGTTGTCCGGGCATAAACATTTTTGTTCCATCAGGGAATATTGTTTGCACTCCCCAAAGTTTTCCTTCAATATCTTTACATGGGACCAATACACCTCGCCCACTCCTTGTCATTATTGTTTTACAGCCGTAGAGCTGAGGGATTTGCTTATTTATTAAATAACGACTACGAGTATTGTCAGAGCCATACTGATCCCATAATGTGGCAGCTTCAGTTGATGATTCTAAGTTGCATTCTTTTTTCAGTTGCTTTTGTTCTATCTGTGATTTTTTTATTTGTCTTTCAAAAGTTTTTTTCTCGCTAGCTGTATATTTTCTAACCGTTTTATATTGATATTTCTCAGAAGTTTTCCAACTACCGAACTCAACAACATGGAATTCCTCCCCAGTCTTTTCAGAATGATTCTTGTGTCCTATGTACCACCCGTCTTTTTTACTTTGATAATTAAAACGGTGAACCTTGCCATCAAGAATCATATCCTGGGGATGAAAACCATGTTTATTGAGAAAATCGTAAATTTCTGTCATTAGGTTTGAGGAATCGGTTTAATAATTTCCCAAAGTGGTTCACTTACACTGAGATCTATAGACCAAACAGTTGCATCGTTACATAATGCTATTACGTAATGATAGCATTCATTACTAGAAAAAGAAATCTGAATAATTTTTCTTGTTCCCATTAGTCCCCCTAGGCGACATTAGTGTGTTGCATGAATTGCGGCTGTATAAACCAAGTTTGACCTTGATAAGTTACAACCGCATAATCTTTTAAAAACTTTCCATTAACATGGTCAACGATAGCCCCTTTTTTAAGGGGGCTACAATTAGGAAAATTAGAAATTAACTGGAGCCGGATTAACATCGGCGGAGGGCTTTCCGGTTGGTACTGCTCCCCCCGGTGCTTCGCTATTCGTTTCAGCTCCCGAATTTTCAGTTGTTCCGGCGTCATCTCCGCTATTTTCGGGCGTCCCGCTTGGGGGCGTCTGATTAGGTTCTTTCGGGGGCTGTGCATCTTTCTCTGGTTCCTTGGTAGTCTCATCGTTAATTAACTCCACATATTTTGCTTGAATTTTTACATTCCCGGTCCTAGGTGAAGTGAGATTCAGATAGTGACTCTCACCTTCGGGAAAAGTTAGTATGTCTCCTTCTTTAATGTATGGATTCAATGAATCACACTTTTTTGCTTTAAACTTTAAATTTTTCATTCTATTTTCTCCTTGATTGGTTTTAATAATTTTAAATATTTAATGTCAATAATGAAAGCCCCATACATACCATCATAAGTAACATACAAAGAGCTGAATTCATCAAAAGAAAGTTTTACTACTTGACCTTTCCTTAAACCTGAACATTGAGGATCATCTTTTAAAACCTCAAACCTTAAATCTTTCATTGCGTGGCTCCTTTTATTACTAAAATTAAAACATCTGTTTCTGGTTTGACTATTAAATACAATCCGCCGAATGATTCAATCATTTTTTGGAAAGATTTTTGTTTTTTACTTTGCTTCGCGTTCCCCGTTTTGCATTCTATTGCCAAAAATCTTCCATTCATTAAAATTCCCAATATATCTGATGACCCCGGCAAACCAAAAGAGATCCACTTTATGGATTTCCAGGCCAGCGAAAAATTCCTAGTGGTCATAGCTATGTTAATAGCTGGTTTAACTGAATGAATTAATACAGCTACGCCAGTAGGATTGACCCAAACCCGCGCCCACTTCGTTGAACCAATTGTTAATATAGTTTTAGAAACTAATAAACTATGTTCTTCCGAAGATCCCTTAACTGTCACTATCCCAAATAACCTTTACGTTTTTAGCTTTATATAATCCATCGGGCGAAATGTATTTTGTTCCTAGCCCGTGGATGTCTTCAAGATTTACTTTTAGCCTACGTTCAAAATCACTTTGGTAAATCAATTCAGAACAATAAAGTTCTTTGATTCCCAAGTCAAAAGAAACGTCATATTGTGATGCACTAAGAGAGCGGCATTTTTTGATGACTTTTAATACATATTGATAAGTGAAATCTGTGCATTCTAAAATCACAACGCGATCGGCTTCTTTGCAAATGTCAAAAAACCAAGATTTAGTATAATTATTATGGGTCATTTCAGCGACTTGATAAGCAAGTGGATTGCTTTTATGAACACATAATGCCGCATGAGTGAATGTACCCGGAACTAATAGACTTGTTAGCTTCTTTTTATCCACTGATAAAATTATGTGTCCAGGTTTTAAACGAGAAAAACCTACAGAATATTGATACCCACGAAGTTTTGTGTAATACATTGAGAATCTAATAAACGGAACTATTTTAATTAGTAGGCAACGCCACGTTTTGGAGTGAACTAGAAACATCATAATTTTTTTCATTTATCCCCCGATAAGTTAAAACAATAAGTTGCGCCCTTGAAGTTACCTTCATTATTTTATAAATTTCTGTAAGATAGGACTTGACTGTTTTTGTAGTAACAAAACACAACTCTCCAACTCTCACATTACTATGACCTTCGGTAACAAAAAGGGCGGCATTTATATAATAATTCTCTAATTTGTGTTTTTTAAAAAAAATTCTTTTGGCTGCTCTTTCTCTTTCTAAATTCACTTAACACCCCTCTGGTGGTAAAAAATCTATTTTTGGTGGTGGGGAACCTTTATAAGTAAGCTCATCTAAACACCTTTTTGCATAATCCATTCTGGCTTTTAATTCATCCCCCCACATATCATTAGGAATAACGCCGATTGCTTCAAACCCTTGTCCGGAAGATAATCGCTCTAATGCTTTAATGGCCATCTTTCTATCTTCTGCGCTGTCTATTACAATATTAAATTGTCTTGGGAAAATTTTTTGTGCTTCTTTTATTATTGGCTCTATCGAAGCGTGCATTTTCCCATATGATCGACCTGTGACATATATAACTTTATTGTTCACTTGGTCCACCATTCAAGCCAATCCGCAAGGCGTCGTGCTTGGTTTTTTGAAATCCTAATTAAATTTTTATGTCCACTGTCTGAAACTTTTTGAATTAATAATATTTTGTTATCGTAGCTTATAGAAAATCTAATTTTGGCCCCTCTAAATTTAAAAGTCTTATGACTTGGTCCTCTGCTCATTTCTTACCCCTTCGTTAATAGTTGTCGCCATAGCTCATCGAGCGGCAAATCCACCCGCCTACAATAAATACTTAATTTTGTTAATAGCGCTTTGTTATTATTTACCTTTTTAACTCCCCAAGAAAATGGAGTCCAATATTTAGTTTGAATATAATAACTAATAATCATATGGTTTAACACGTCGTCATCTTCTCCAAGTGCTTGTCGATCTCTTTTTATTGATCCCGCTAACGTTTCCAAATCGGACAACAACAAGACAGGATAAAGCCACCAAAGCCCAAGCCCGCGAATATATAAGCCCCAAAATTCAGGTCCGGAGAAGTCTGGCACTTTCCAGTTATAATTCCAATAAATTTTACCCCCGTCGTCTTTTATTTTATAGAGCGTTTTATGATTCTTGGCTGTGGCTCCATTGTTACGGGTATTAGTAAAAAAACCAATTCTTTTAATATGCGCCCAAAGAAATTCTCTTAGCATTTTTTTGTAGCCAAATACAATCAAAGAAATAACTAAAGGCGTGGCTTGGTCTCGGCTCATTCTGTCGCAATCCCCATACCAATTGATTCTACTTGGATGTCTTTTATATTTACCATCGCCACACATGAATTGCTTTATGTCTCTAGCATATCCTTTGTGTAGTTTCCAGCCGCGCCAATCGGAAAAATGGCCAAGCCATTTCGAGACAGCGTAATAAGTGCCGAATCTCTGCAGAGAATCCCCACCGTCGTCGTTTTTACCTTTTATTAAATCAAATACGTCAACATATGGTTTCCAATCGATCATACTTCCCGCCCTTTAACTGTGTTAATATTCTTGATAATTTTATTCCTATACTTCATAAATGTATCTTTTGGTGTGGTTTTTGTATTGTAAACTTCTGACACGCATTCCTCAACAGCAGCGAATTGCGCGGATTTAATTACTTCGATAATAGTTTGCTTTAAAGTAAACCCGCTAGATTGTTTAAAGTCCATAGCCCTATCTATTACAACTTGTGCGCGCTCATCTGTTGTCATTCGTCCACCCTAGATATTTTCACGGTTTCATTGCCTATTGGAAATCCTAGTTTTTCTGCAAAAAATAATTTCCAAAAAATTGTTGGCGGGTCTTTAAACTCAAACATAAAATCAATAGTTTTATAAAGTTTTTTTCTTGTAAGCAATATTTGATTACTGTTTTCATCTAAAAACAATGTCTGTGTTTTTAACTGTTTATTTTCTTTTTC